TCAGAGCCGTTGTAGACGTGGTTGCCTACACGGGGGAGGTAACGTGCGCTGTCAGTCGTAGGAACGTAGCTGTTGCCCGTCGCAGGGTTATCCACCATCCCCCCTAGGTCGGAGCGGTAGGCGGAGGCCCGTCTTATGTTGGCTGTGTCACCAGAAACACCAGCGAATAGCGTTGTGCCATCACCATCTGTAAACCTCAATCCAAAGAAAAGATTGCCTCCCGCGTCCCTTGATCCACTTACTTTAATTCTATAGTACCCGTCGCCCAAATCAGTAATGCTGGATGTGCCAGACGTGAAGCCCGTGCCCGACGCAAGCGTACCAGCGACACCGTTTTGCAAATCAAACCAGCCCCGTGTCCCTGTAAATGAACCCCCAGACCATAGCTCCAGTGTCATCCACTGACCAACCGTCAATTCAAGATCAACTTCAACCGTGTACTCTACACCCGCCCCCGCTGTTACAAACTGAGGGTTTCCATAGATAATGTTGTTTGCGTTTGTGTTGGCTGAAATAGACGTTGCAGTTCTTGTCATTTCCACGTTTACAGCAAAAGCCGTATTATCAAACTGCTCAGAATACCTCAGCAAATTATGCGGTGCCCACTTCAGCACCCCATCGCTATCCACCATCGTGGCGTTACCAGCACGGCTAAAGTTCAGCGCATCGTCAAACGTAGAGGCAGACCCACCAGTGCGGTAGTAATCCTCGATGAAGTCAAGAACGAGGGGTGGCTCAAGGCTGTTGATTGCGTATACTGAAAGTGCCCCAATAGCCTTTGGGAGTACTGCGAAGCCGGAGATACCTCTACTGAAGTTATCCCAAAGATATATTGAGTTTGTCATCAATTATACGCCTACAGAAAAGACAGCGCCAGCACCCTGAGGGAAAGATACACTTACAGTCTTATCTGTGCCAATGACAGCAACAGACCCAACAGGTACAGCAATACCATCAGCAAGGTCAAGGCTCCCAGTGGCTACAGTTGTAAGGTACATGACGGTACCACCACGGTTTTGAAAAGCTGTATCTTCTGTCGTAGTTGCAACTTCAGTCCAAACAGCTGCTGGTACGTTTGTGATAGCCATTGTTTAGTTCCTTTAATTTTAAATAGTTTGTTAAGAGACCTTGATGGTTACTTCAACTACAGTAGAGCTAGAGATGGCAGGAGATTGAGGGTAAGTGTATATTGCCACCTAATTCACCACTTCTTCCCATTTAGGGTCAATTTTCATGTTAATTTACCATTTTTCACGATTAGTGTAACGCTTTGTTCTTGCTACCACTTACTTTTATTGGACCAATACGCAGCACTCATCTTACCTTTAGCGATGTTTTTACTGTGTCTGGCTTTAAAACTTGCACGTTTCTTTTTCATCTTGTCTGATTCACCAGCTTTAGGTTTACCAGCAGTCTTTGCACCTTGCTCTCCAAAGCGGATCGTCTTAATCTTTCCATTTTCTTTAGCGACAACAATGTGAGACTTCTTAGGGTGATTAGGTGTACGCTTTGGCTTATTGTAACCACTCACACCAGCACGGGCTAGACGAGGGTCTTTCTTGGATTCAGCCATTACTTTTTACCTGCTTTGGAGTTTCTGGGGAAAGACCTGTTAATCTTCTTACTGACAACTCTTAGGTTCTTTTTAGAGTTGTCCTTAGGGTTTCCATTCTTATGGTCAACGTCTTTTCCGTCACCCTTACGGACTTTACCAGCAGCTTCCATCTTTCGCCTAGCAGCCTTACGAGCATCATTACGCTTGCGCTGGGCAGGGGTGCCTTGGTAGTTCTTATACTCTTTTTTTAAATCACGTGGCACTGAACCAACCTCTAACATTTCTACCTATTTCACTAGGACTTGGAAACAACCAACCGACGACAAGAAGTAGGATAACCCATACAGGTACTTCATTTACAACCACAGTCTGGACTTCAGTGGCATTAACTTTGTTAGTCTGACCTTGAGAGGTATTAACCTTTTCCGCTGTCGTAGTCTGAGTCCCGAAGTCCTGCACGGTCGATGTGCCAATGGTCTGGTTGTTCTGTTGACCTAGTTGGGTGTTCGCTGCTACGTTGGTTCCGCCCCCGGGAAGAAGTGAAAGTGGGGACATTCCGCATCCCGTTGTTGTTAGAATAAACATCAAGGCCAAAGGCCAAACCAACAAACGAGAAAATAGGCCAAACCAAGACCTCAACCATGCTAACATCATCTGTGTATACAACATAGCTAAGTCCTAACAAGAGTAAAGCAGCGGTCTCTCTTTTAAAGGTTTTAGGCTTACTCATCTACTTGTCTGTGCTCTAACAAGGTTTTCTATCATACTACGAATGGCTTGAATATTCTCATCCATACGAGCTGCAGAAACTGCCTGACTTTGAACTGCTGTCTCAAGTGATTGAATACGTGTCTCGTGTCTTACCAGCTCTTTTGAGTTAGCTTCTACAGACCCATTAAGTCCGGAGATAAACCAAACAAGAGCGACAGTCTGCATTAAAATAGCAAAAATAAAACTAATAGGGACAGACTTACTTAGGTGCCAAGGTTCGTTACTCATTTAGGGTACTTCTCTAAGTTTAATTGGAAGTCTTCTGAAGCGCCTTTAGCTACGTTAAGTACCCCGGCTAATAGTTGAAGATTTTTAGTATCGTGTTCCCCACCCTTAGAAAGTGGTTTTATGTGATCCACGTGCATTTCTACACCAGTAATCTTTGATAGTTTTTGTGCCAAGTTGTACATACATATGACTCCCTCCCTATCATAATTATCATACTCTGCTTTTTTAACCTTTAACTCTTTGTTCCCTGAGAGTTTACTGTGGTACCTAGCAAGATTAGTTTTTGCTTGGCAGGGTTTGCAATCAGACTGCACTCCAGATTTTGCCGTAGAGTTTTTGTAAAAATCTGTTTCTTCTTTTAGTTCTTTACAGAGCCTGCATCTAATCATAACCATAACCCCTTGGAAGCTCTAGGTGTGGAGCATCTGGAAAGTTCCCAGTGTAGTCTTGGTTGATAGAGTAAGCACTACCCTGAGAGGTACGCAAGTCGTTAATACGCCAGTTGCCACCCCATCTTAAAGGGACACCAAGTTCTTTGCAAGCAACAATCATAGCATCAGCAATAGGGTAAAAGTAATCCCAGTCCCAAGAAACAGGATAAGGAACTAGATCAACAGCATGGCCAGTAAGGTGCCTAGAGTTCATTGTGGTGCTCTTACCTTTAGCCACCAACTCTCTTTGTCGATCTACTGTACGAAGTCCTTCAATGACAGAGAAGTCTTGATCAGTGACCTGAATAGCACGTCTCACAACAGCCACCAAGTCAGGGTGAACCCCTTCAAGTTTGCTTAAGCTTCTGTTCCCAAGGTTGAACATTCTTCCCAATCTCTTGTCGTATTTGGTTCAAAGACATCAGAAGCCCTAAGGTGCCCTTCAAGGAACATAGCCCTCTCTACATGGTCCAGAGAGTATTTCACCCCAGTGTCTTGGTAGATAGCTTCTCTAACATAAAAAACATCAGAACGAGGTATGTGAATACGCCTAAGTGCCCTGTCGTTACCTGAGGCTAGGGCCTTGTAGAACTCTTCGATCACATCGTCACTGATGTAGTATTTCATATTGTTGTCCTAGTTATATCTTTAGGCTCCTTGATGTCAAGGTAAACCTTGTTAAGGGGACGACAAAAAATAATTTTACCTCCTCCTCTTGAAAAATTTGTTCTTAGTCCTAAATAAATACATTATGGTATACATAGAGTGCACTCTATGGTACATAATGGTTATACTTTAAGAATTATAACTCTATAAAAGAAATAATAATATACTTAAGTAATACCTTAAGGTTACTTAAAGGTACATTAAGTACCTACACGATGAGATACATAATGGACATCCTCAAGGACTGACTAACGAAGTTCATCGTAGTAGTTACTTAAGCAGGACTACGTCCTATTTTAATACTTATGCCCGCCCCTGTCAAGAGCTGATGGGGGTTTTTTATTTTATTTATAGTTTTTATAGACCTGAATCAATTCTACAGTTAGTAACACCTCCCTAAACCTACCTGTATCCTCTCAGAGGCGCTGTAAGGGGGTCTAGAAGCTCATCTTAGTGTATTGGTAGGTAAGGGTAGCCTACAGCCCCTAGAGGCTCTCTAAGGCCCCTCACAGCTTCTTAAACAAAGACAGTCCCCAAAACGAGTGATCAGTGTGGTTTCCTTATAGGGACGTGTCCCTTTAAGCATCTGCCCCTTGTTTATCTTAAGTAGTTAACACCTTTAAAAACCTCCCCGCTGTCAAGAGTGGTATATAACGTACGGTACCACCCCCCCTGTCCCATGCACCCCCTTAGTTATATGGGAAATATAGCTTTGATCCTTGGCTGTCGTCAAAACGTAGGGGAATCTCTATGCTATCCCGTTGATATCATTAGGTTTAATATAGAATAGATCATTCAGATGTCCAAAAAGAGGTTCACCGATTGAACAAATATGAACACCATTCACAAAAGTAGGTAAGTTATGCATACCTATCCCATACCTTAGGAAAACAGTAAGGATTATACCTGATCAAAACACTAGGGAATCCATTTTGTTTTGTATATAGATCACACACGACGCGCGCGGGTTCTTATACTCAAAAAAGGGACAACACATTCCAAAACATAAATATCAAAAACATTATTCAATAAAAACAAACACTTAGATAATCCTATTAGATAACCTATTGAAAACATTAGAAAACTTTTCTATTGCAATCGGATTCGTTATCGGGCTAAAACTTATTCATCGAAAGCGACAAGGCAACGAAGCACAAGGTTAAGACCTAGCACGATGCCAGCGTCCTTAAGACAAGTCCGGTGAAAGGCCCGACAAGTTTATTGTTGACAAGGGTTTGCGAGTGTGCAAGTCTGAATGTGTAGAGAGTTACTTGGTTACGGTATAGGCTAAATTTGTGTCATACAGGGGCGTTTGTTCACCTGTAAACGGATAAAGCTTGCCACGCTGTTTATCATCGTTGTTTAGTCTGCATGGATAGGTGTAAGCCGATCATTCCCTAAGCGCAGAGTTTATGGTCCCTAACCAATGGGATGCTGGCTCTACCGTTATGTCCTTAGTGTGAGGATGCAGACTTATCTGTAGCACTACACCCGCTCTACCATTGTGTCCTATATACCACACTTGGGTGTCTAAAATAAAAGTTTACTGAGCCTAGGTAGACGGGCTATGCGAAATTGAGATGCCCTAGATGTGTGGATGTGATGCACCTATAGCACACGTGTGTGTGTTATAATGTCTCACATTATCAAAGCAAGGGTGAATGATATGACTAAAACCGTAGAACGTGATCTGGTGGCCTCATGGATGGGGTCTGTGCGTGGGTCTGAGTATGGCTTTCTGAAAGCCGTGGTGTATGCCTTGGAACAATTCGAACACAAGAATAATAAGCCGTTGACTGCAATGGTGGCTATCTGTAATGGTAAGCAATTCACAGGGTATAAGATTGTGGATGGTGATCGTCTGCCCTATGCTGCACCCTTGAAGCGGATACTTGCACAAGCGTTGTCGGGGTGTGAGTTGCGTCTTAAAGATGGTAAGGCCAAGTGGAAAGTGTCTGACAATGGTGGTGTGAACCGTGATATTCTTGATGGCTTGCGTGTTCTTGTGTCCAATGACAAGTCGTGTTCTGTGCGGTCTACTGCCTTTAAAGAAATGTTCCCTGTGGTCAAGAAAGCACCCACTAAGCCTGTGGTAGAGCTTGCCCAATCACGTGCTGCATCCTTACGTAAGTGGTGTGCTGAGAATGGTTTTGACCGTAAGACTATGGCTGCTATGTTGCTGAATGAGCCAAGCCACTAAACACGAGTGAGGATTAGAACTATGTGGAAGCAAGAGTATGTAGAACGTGCGGTGTCTATCTCGTGTATGGAATGGGATAGCTTGGAACGTGGTAAGGCGTGGGATGACCTACAAGATGATATCCTTGGCAAGTTGTCTTTGGAGGAGTGTGCCGCTTTAGATCAATACTGTGAGTCTGTGCCGTCTATTGGTGCAATGATGATTCGCTTAATTATGCCGTGAAAGGATGAAACTATGTGGAAAGAAATCTTAACTGACCTTGTGTGTGTCTTGTGTATTGCCATTATTACATGGGGCTTTCTTGTCATCGGATATGGGATGGGGTTGTGATGAAAACGTATACGATTGAGAAACGTGATAGGATTCTTGTACCTACCTCTGGGTCACAACGCAGGTGTTACAATGGGTGCTTTCCGTCCAGCGATTGGGAACACGGTTGGTCTGCTTGGGACTGGCTCAACTTGAATGTGCCTGAAGATGCAGTAACGGCTAAACTTACATTCTGGAGAGAGTTGACAGAATACTCTTTGTCTGTAGGCGGTAAAACTGTCTCTGAGTATCGTGCCGTAGAAAATGAAAGTTAGTACTATGGACATGATCGAATATGAAGCACAAGGAGATGTGTAAGATGATTGTTTCAGGTTATAAGATTGAGCCTAATGCTCACCTTAGGGGTGCTGAACTTAGGTATGCTCACCTTAGGGGTGCTGAACTTAGGTATGCTAACCTTAGGGGTGCTAACCTTAGGGATGCTAACCTTAGGGATGCTGACATTAGGGATGCTGACCTTAGGTATGCTGACCTTAGGGATGCTGACCTTAGGTATGCTGACCTTAGGGGTGCTAGACTCCCACACTTTCAAATTTGCCCTCAGGAGGGTTCTTTCTGTGGGTATAAGAAAACCACCTTAGGTGTCGTAAGATTACTTATCCCAAAAGGTGCAAAAAGGACTAACAGTCTTGTGGGTCGTAAGTGTAGGGCCTCTGAGGTTTTTGTGTTGGATGGGGAAGGTTTAGGGGGTACAGGCACTCACTACTCTGGTATTACCTATGACAGAGGATTTATACTCTGTAAAACCTATGATGGGGACATTCGTGTGGAGTGTACCCAAGGTATCCACTTCTTTATGACCCGTGAAGAAGCCGAAGAGTGGTCTTAACTTAGAGAAGCACAAGGAGATGTGTAATGCAGTTCGTAATTTTTTCAATCGACAATGTGGATAACCTTCACACCCTGTCAAAGTTCCTACGTCATATGGATACTATGCGGGCTATGGGTAAACTCAAAGGTTCCTTCCGCCCAATGGTGGGTAGCTACAAGGGTGTGTTGGAGTATGCCTTTGGGTGTCGTAAAGAGGACTTTGACGCTCATGTGCAGGGCTTTGGGTTCATCGACAATCAAGAGAGTGTGTTGGAGTTGACTGTCACTAATAACGGTCGTACTGCACCACGTACACTAGCCAAGTTGGTGTATTCTAGCGGTGATGTGGTGTCCTTGGGTAACTTCAAGGAGGTGACAAAGGGTGTGGCTATGGGTCTGGATGCTTGGACCTATGACCCTAAAGTTGATGTGTATTTTGCAGCGGAAGGAGAATAGTTATGATCACTTATGAGCTTTTGGAGTCTCGTGGTGCTTGTGAGGGCCAAGTCAAGTTGTTTCGTGATACATTCCCAGAGGGTGTGGAGGTTTCAGTCGATCTTTGTGTAAAGTATGCAAGTAGGTTTGATTTTAACTGGGCTGGGTATGAATTACTGAAAGATACTGAGGCTTATAGGGATGCTAGGGCACCCTTGTGGAAGGCTTATGAGGATGCTAAGGCACCCTTGTGGAAGGCTTATGAGGATGCTAAGGCACCCTTGTGGAAGGCTTATGAGGATGCTGAGGCACCCTTGTGGAAGGCTTATGAGGATGCTGAGGCACCCTTGTGGAAGGCTTATGAGGATGCTAGGGCACCCTTGTTGAAGGCTTATAGGGAGGGTCTTGCAAAGGTTTTTGCTGAAATGTATCTAGAGGAGAATAGTTATGATCAAGTATGAGGTGCACGACTATGCGGGGGTGTGGAACGTCTTTGAGGATTATATGGAAGCTCTCGTGTGTGCTAACCAAATGTTCAATCGGGCCATGAAGTATGGTGGTGATGAGTACATCAAGGTTATTGAAGTAACCAGAACAGAAAAAGATTGGGAGTCCGATGTGGATTCCCTCATGAACCAATAGGAGATATACAATGTTTGCAATCGTAGCCACTAAGCCCCTCAATGACAACACCAAGGGGTTCCGTTTCAATATCTTAGGTACCAAGGGTCTCACCCGTAAGCGTAAGGCTATCAGTCGTGGGTATAAGATTGAGGTTGGTAAATGTATGACCGCCTATCACCTTGGCAAGCGTACCATCTATATCGAAAAAGATGAGAATACTGTAACAAAGCGCGTATTGCGCCACTTCGCGGGGTAAGTTCATGTACCAGAGAGATTGCATAGAGATTAGTGAGTATGCTGAGGAGAGTCCCGACAACTTTTATGATGTGTTAGAGTTTGTGTTGTGTACCATCAACATGCCACTATCACGTGTAATCGATCAACGGGTCTCAATCAAGAAGGATGGCCTAAATAGTAAGTGGTTGAGTAAGGTCAAGGCCAGTGGTGTATACTATGGACAACAGAATAAGTCTGAATTGTTCGATACTACCTTTTCAATCAAGGCAAAACATGGTACCAAACTTGCTGGGAGTTACCGTGCGGTGGATAACTTAATGCAGATACCATCTATCGGTGTCGTAAAGGCTGGGTTCATTGCACAGATGTGTGGCTTTAATGTCGCATGTCTTGACCGTCATAACGTCCGGGAGTTTGGTATCAAGGAAAACATCTTGACTATCTCAAAGACACTCAACCCTGACCTCAAGCTTAAGAAGTGTAAGACCTACACCCAACTGTGTCAACGTAAAGGTACAGAGTTCTGGTGGGACTTCTGGTGCAACTTCGTGGCTGAACGTGGCGGGATGAACAAAAGCCTACCGACTGGTGATGCAGTCAGTGCATACCATGTAAAAGCAATCAAGGAGATTTAATATGACTGAACCAACGCAACTTGAGAACCTGCCAATGCTGGTGGATGACATTAAAGCTACGACAAAGAAACTTAACAGTCTTATTGGTCGTGTCTCAAAGGACCACGGTGTGGAGTTTTCTAACTCTGCTGATAGTAAGAGTGGTCATATCTCTATCGTTATGAGGAAGAAACTATGAATAAGCCTAAGATCGGTGATGTGAAAGTAACCCCAGTCTACTACAAAACCACAGGGTTCGTGGAGGTGCCTGAGGGTGAACAAGACCTCTACAGTGTAAGTATCTACAAGGTTGCTAGAGGTTATGGGGAGGGTTGGTTCCCCTTATACGACTTTCAATCAGGTGTCCCAGCGGATGTTTACGGTTATATGTATAGGGACAAGAAAGTTGCTTTGATGGCAGCTTCATGTATGGAGTTACAGTAGTGGACTTTGCAGAATACATAGAGTACATCAACAGTCTAACAGCACAGTGTATCCTTGATGTAGAATTTTGGGATGAAGTAGGCTCACACCTTGAGGGTTGCTGGGATACAATAGAAAGGAACAAAGACCAATGATTAGTAATAAAACACAACGAGAAGTTGCATCTAACTCCGCAAACACAAAAGAGTTTAGCATCCAGAACTCCTCGAAGATGTTTCAAATGATCATCTCTGGGTTGTACTCAGATAAACCACAAAGTATCACTCGTGAAATCTGGGCCAATGCTTTCGATGCACACTGCATGGTGGGTACACCTGATAAGCCCTTTGAGATCACCTTCCCATCTTCACTAACACCAACCTTTACTTGTCGTGACTTCGGGCCGGGTATCCACCATGATGACATGGAAGGTTTCTATACTGTTCTGGGTCACTCCACCAAAGAGGACACCAATGATGCAGTGGGTAAGTGGGGTGTGGGCCGTATGTCCCCTATGAGCTACACAGACAGCTTCTCAGTGACATCTTACCACAAAGGTATGGTAGGGTACTACAGCGTACAGCTTGGCCCTGACGGTGCCCCACAGCTTCACACAATGGTACCTCCATCCCCTACTGACAAACCGGATGGTCTTGAGGTTAGCTTCCCTGTACAACGTAAAGACATTGGGCTGTTTGCAGAAGCAGCTAAACGTGTGTCACTTGGTTTTGATATTAAGCCAGTGGTTCGGGGTCAACCTGACTTTGTGTGGCCAGAGATTGAGAAGTATTTTGAAGGTGACGGTTGGTATGCCTTTAGAAGCACTTACAAATCACCTCACCGTGGTACCTACGCTAAGATGGGCTGCGTCCTCTACCCGATTGACGTTGATACCATTAGAGGCTCCCTAACTCACGCCCAGTTAAAACTAATACGTTCTTGTAACTTTGTCATAGACTTTGATATTGGTGATCTTGAAGTTACAGCATCTCGTGAGGGGTTGTCGTATGGTCGCCTTGACCCCACCACAGACTCTATCAGAAAGAAGTTGGAGTGTATCTTAGGTAACATCAAAGATGTTGTGGAGGAAGCTATCAAAGAGTCCCCAACTTACTTCGATGCCCTTATCAAGAAGAACCAAACCAACATGTTCCCTAGTGGTACTATAGGTGACGTGTCTTGGCGTGGTGAGGTCCTGTCCCTACTCTCAGTCCTTACTGACGACATTAAAGCCTACAAGGGTTCCTACAAGAGTTCCTACGAGTTCCGTCGCCAAAGGTCCAAGGTCGGCTTCACGAGTAGTTTAACTGTTAGCTCTTCAACCCACGGTATCTACATTAGTGTCGTCGGTGGTAAAGAGCATGATGTACGTTCTGGTGAGCGTATTGCCAGTCACTATCATGGTTCTGGTAGTGGAAAAGACACCCTCTGGTTCAAGGTTGAGAGTCAGACTGAGGCTACCACCCTGCTGGGGCTTCTTAAGGCTCGTCTGGGTGACACACACACTTACACCCTAGTTAAAGATATACCCGACACAGGGCCTAGGGTTGGTACACGTACTAAGACTAAGCTTAAGAGTCATAATATTGGTTCCCGTGGGACTTGGGGTGACTACACAATGGAGAGTGAGGAGTTTGACAAAGGTGGAGTTTACCTACCTATAATTAACAACAGCCCACTTGAGGGTAAGCACTTATATGGTGTTGTAGCTAAGTACCTAAAGCAAGCTAAGGTTATCACCAGTGACCACTTGATTGTTGTACCAAAGACACACTGGAAGAAGTTCGAGGAGGCAACCAACTGGAAACCTTTGTGGGATGTGGCTAATGAGTATAAGATGAAAGGGCTTGCCAAGAAGAAGTCTTTTGCTATCTCTCAGCTACCACGTAAAGAGAGAGGTTCCGTGGCTCTTGCAGGTCTGTCCGAGCAGAACAGTCTGTTCAAGTCACTAAACTCTTTGATAACAAGACCAGAGGGCAGGCTCATTGACGGTATGAAAGCAGACGAGATGCACCACCTATTGAGTATTCTTGGTGTTGAACTTCCTAAGTCTTGCCCAAAAACAAAGGAGTTGATCAGTAAGATACTCACTAAGTACCCACTGCTGGAGTCAGGCCTTTACAGGAATCACATACCAAAACCTTACGTAGACTATGTGGCAGGTATTGACCTACTCTCAGCTAAACAAACTATCGCAGCATAAGGAGATAAACATGCGCGTACCTTTTACTTTCTCTAATGACTCAATCTCAGTGTTCCTGTCCGGAAAGATGTTCACTGTACCAAGTTCTGATGCAAGCTTCGGAGAGCTTAAGGAGTACCTCAAGGAGCCTTCCCATGACCCAGAGTACCTTGAGGACCTCTTGGACAAACCTAAGATGCTTGCCAAGGCCTCTGCGGGTAAGGTTGTGGTCACTGATGGTCAGGTCACTTACGCTGGTGAGGTTATCCACAACTCCCTCACTGACAAACTCTTGAACCTACTGTCTGAGGGTTTTGATGTAGAGCCTTGGGCAAGGTTCATGGACAACATGATGGAGAACCCGTCGTACAACTCACGTACATGCCTCTACAACTTCCTCGACCACTTTCGTACTCCTATCACTGAGGATGGTCACTTCATCGCATTCAAGCGGGTACGTGATAACTATCTTGATGTACACTCAGGTACTATGGACAATAGCCCCGGTAAAGTTGTTTCTATGCCTCGCTATAAGGTTGATGACAACCCAAACAATACCTGTTCTTCTGGACTCCATGCTTGTGCCGACGAGTATCTTAAGGGCTTTGCAACGGGTTCAAACTACCGTACGGTTGCAGTAAAGATCAACCCTAAGGATGTTGTTGCTGTGCCTGCTGACTATCACTTTAGTAAGATGCGAGTGTGTCAGTACACTGTCCTTGGGGATGTTAAGGAGAAAGAGATCGAGTCTATTCGTGAGTCTGACTATCTGGATTATGACGACTACGATTGGGATACAGACTATTTCTCCTCAGACTTCGACTAAACTTACAAGCCCCATCAGGAATATCTTGGTGGGGCTTAACTTATAACAAGGTGTTATGACATGGAAACTTACCTTACGACGATCAAGAACAGCGACGGGTATCTGGTCGAAGAAATTTACTCTGACTCATTCAACAAGGCGGTCTTTGAGGCTGGTGAAGCTGCCAGTGCTGGGGACAGGGTTACTATCTATGAGGGGGAGGAAGATGCATTAGGTTCGATATGTAACCCATTGATTATGATGGACTTTACACAAGATGCTTACAAAGATTATGATGGGGGTTGACAGGTTTTAGAGCTTAGAGTACTCTCTCTTACATAATGTAATACTTAATGAATACTTAAGGTTATTACTTATCTATCTTTTAAAGATAGAAATCCTAAAGGAACATTAAGTATTACTTAAGGAGCACCTAAAGATGGTTGATGACCCTACAGATGATTGGTCAAAAGACTTAGATAAATTGCCTAAGGAGCATGACAGGGATGAGGTACCTAAAAAGAGTTAAGACAAGTAAAGGTTCTTTTGAGTATAAGTTCAACCCACCTAGGTCAGCTATCAAGGCTGGTGTCGTCAAGGCAAGGACATTCAAAGATGGACGACAAGCAAGGTATGAAGTTCCACGTCTCATAGAAAAAGTAGATGCTTGGAAAAGGGGAGAGTTAGTTGCCGATAACATTGGACCTAAGAGTAGGTTAGTAGATATCTTCAATCACTATCTGAACACAGAACACTTCAAATCTTTGTCGTCTAATTCTCAAATTGCTTATGAGATAAATATCAAAAATCTCTTAAAGACAAAAACTAAACAAGGTAAGACTTTCGGTGATACTTGCTTGCATAACCTTACTGCTGTCTTTTGTTCTCATATCTATAATTCTTGGGTAAAGGACAACGGAGTTCCAACAGCAAACAAATGGGCCACACTGTTCGGTGTTCTTATGAGCTACGCCATGTCCCTAGACCTGATAACAAATAACCCAATGTCCAAGGTTAAGAAGCTTAAACACAAACCAAGGTCAGAGGTATGGTCTGAGGGACAAGTAGAGAAGTTCGTGGAGACAGCCTTCACAGAGTTCCGTTGGAGATCGATAGGCATCCTTGCACTTCTCTGCTATGAGTGGGCACAGAGACCTACAGACATAGCTAACCTCAAGTGGGACGCTGTAGACCTCCAGAGAGGCTCTGTAACGATCACACAGAGCAAGAGAGGGGCCACGGTGTACCTACCCCTAGCAAAGCACCTCAAGGCCCTCCTAGAGGCTCAGAATGAGGACTTAGGTTTCCAGCCATTAGTTGTACCTGATACACACAGACCTTCGGGTGGCTATGGACCGTTAACCGCACAAAGAATGTCAGTACTTGTGAGGCAGGTTAAGGAGACATCTGGCACACCCGAAAACTTAAGGATTGGAGACTTAAGAAAATCTGCAATAACGGAGATGGTATCTTCTGGGGTTGATACTTCTGCGATCATGTCTGTAACAGGGCATAAAAATATACAGTCTCTTAATCCCTACTTGAAAAACACAATAGAGGCAGCTACATCTGCTTTAGAGAAAAGGAAGAAACTGTAGTACATAAATACAACACAAGGTGATCTCTAAGAAGGTTGCCTTGTGTTGGTACGACACGTAAGATACAATTCACTTATTGGCTCCATAGCTCAACTGGATAGAGCATGTTCAATCGAATGACAATTAGCACAAAGGAGGTCACACTTATCAAGTTCTACTACAATCTTATCCCAAGACCTCAGTCTGAGCTTGTTCCACATAACATCCTTAGTGGTTGGGTCCATGTGGTGAAACTGTAGTGCTGCGTAATGATCATCATAACCACAACGATTGCACTTACCCCCTTTGTAGTTGATGGCGTCTTTCTTCTTTTGTATCCATCTATCTACACAGTATCGGTTGAAGCAACTCTTGCAGGATGATGCTCCTTTCTTTCTATCAGCTTGTTTATAAAAATCAGATAAAGGTTTTTCTTTGTGACAAGTAGTACAAGTTTTCATGTTTATTCTTTCATTAGGTTTCCGTCCCCACAACAGTCTTCTAAACTGTTCACGTTAAAAAGGTGGGAAGGAGTGGAGAGGTTCGATTCCTCCGGGAACCTCCATAGTTATACGCAGGTTGGATAGAAAGTCAAAGTCTAATACAAATATGGACTCTTCTAATCAGCAGGTTCGAGGTTCGAGTCCTCGTGGAGTCACCAAATCAAGAGGTACTAAATGACACAAATTCAAGCAACACTGATCGACCACATGGGTAGCGACTTATCGACAGTTAACGCAGCACGGGTTAGCTTTGGTAAGACAAGTCAGTGGGAGTTCAGTGAAGACCCAGATGATACAGGAACCCTATCAGAGCGTGACACTAAACTAATTAGGTACCTTGCCAAGCATAACCACCTGTCGCCTTTTGGTCATGCCTTTGCTTCGTTCCATGTTAAAGCACCTCTATTCGTACACGCTCAACTTGTAAAACACAAATTCTTAAGGGTCAACACAATCAGTCGCCGTTACGTTGACGATAGCGTAGTACTTTATACACCTGACACATGGCGTGGACGTAGTGAAGACAAGAAACAAGGTTCTTCGGATGACATGGATTGGGAGCATACACCTTATTGCTACGAGACCTCTCTAAACAACTATAAGTTCTTGTTGGACACTGGTGTGGCTCCTGAGATGGCTAGGATGGTACTACCTCAAGCACTCATGACCGAGTTTTATTGGAGTGGTAGCCTTGATGCTTTTGCTGCCATGTGTGTACTACGTTGTGCCCCTGACACTCAATATGAGTCACGTGTTGTTGCTGACCAGATCAGTGAAGTGATGGGTAGGCTTTTTCCTGTTTCGTGGGAAGCTTTAATGAAAGGACAAACAAATGACTGACCTGATAGAGAGATTGCGCGAACTGGAAACCCATCTTGCTAAGGACGACAGATATGTTTAGGCATTTCAAAACACTGAAAGAAGCTAAGGCGCACATCGCGGCAAACCCGCATCGCGACCTTGTTTATAAAAAGCACAAAGGCAAGCGGCCTAAGCCTTATCAGGTCGGTTCACGCCTGTCTTTCTTGCACTTCACATAAGGACGCCAAAGATATGCACTGGATGGACAAAGCCGTAGAAGAACTTGAGACAGACCTTGAAAACGGCCTGATCAGTCAAGAAGAATTTCGCGCCCAAATGCGCGACCTGCAAGCCGAGCTGCGCGAGGCTCAATTTGAAGCCGCGCAAGAAGCCCACGACAACTACTATTAAAGGACCGTCTAGTAACCATCTGGCAGGCTTGGTGCCTGACGTCTGCCAACCAAACCGCAATGGAGAGTGATATGAACACCAGAACCGACATTCTGAAAGAGGCCGACGAACTCATCAACGGCGAGCGGCAGTCAAATGCAATCCTTACCGATGAACTAGAAACCTACCACGCCGCCCTACCCCGCGCCTATCGTATGGGGCTGGAAGATGCGGCTACTGTCATGGACCACCGCGCATATGGTTGCAGAATTACTGTAGGGATGGACCCACAAGGGCAGTGTGAGGGTGGGGCAGAGGACATCCGCGCCATCCTCACACCCACAGACCTTGTGGAACGGGCAATGAAGGAGATGGACAATGAATGAATATACACCTGCCAGTTGGGTAGTAATTAAGATCGACGGAGATGACCCCCATTATCGTGTACTTGGTGGTTGGTCAGGCGGTTATTTGACAGGAGACTCTTGGAGACTTAATAGCGGTATCGTCAAGGCAGAATTTGATGGAGACTATTGGTGTTTCTATGGGTCTAGTGGTAGTTGCTACAAGTGTTACGTTGATAACTATGGTCTTAAAATGTCTAATGCACCTGTATACAACCAACTAAAAGAGAAATACGGTGATGACATAACACTATTAAAAGACCAAGAGTGGGTGCAAAAAGACTGGGACTGGTTGATAGATGAATGAAGAACTAAAACAAAAGCTTAGAGACATGAGTACATTAAGTGACTCTAGGACACCTAAGGATGCACTTAAGTATATTGAGTCTCTAGAAAGTGAACTATTTGAACTTAAGAACGCACCGATACAATTTTTACTAGATCATGGAAAGGGAGAATGATGACTGACTACACAACAACAAAAAACGTGGCTGAGAGTGTCACAAAAAACTATTCGGAATTGTTGAAAGGATTGAGCGTGGACACGGAAGCAGCTTGGAAGAAACTGTTTGAAGCCTCACTGGAGGAGACAGACAATGTACGCAGTAGACTGATTAGCCTTGTGGATTCCCTTGTAAAAACTGTGCTTGGAGAAGACTATGATGAGTATGTAACCTCTCTTGTCGTCAAAGAGCTTAAATGGTCTATAGAAAACTTTGAAGAGGGTAATGACCGTTGGGAGACACCTGATAACAGTGCTCATGATCTTGCCTCAATGTACCGTGCACTTGCATACCACATGGTTCCATCAGAATACAAAGAGTATGTTCAACAGCGTCGAGAGGTGAAGAACAATGAAGTTTAGTGAGAATAGGGTGGATGGTTTTAAGGTTGAATTTGAAGTACCTAGTTGCTACACAAGCGAAGAGGTCCTAGAAGAGTTTAAGAACTTCCTACGTGCGTGTGGCTATGTAATAGAGTATGATGATGTCTCACCTAAAGAGGAGTTCTATGAGTAGTAACCCACACCAACCTTGTCCATATGAAAGCTGTGGCTCAAGTGACGCATTTAACTGGGATGATGGTGGCTTCGGTTTCTGTCATGCCTGTAGTCAGTCCTATCCCCAGAAGGGTATGGGTAACACATTTGATTGGGTAGAAGATACATACCCTCTGCCAAAAAGGATAAACCCTATGACTGTAGAAATTGGAGGCTTTACGTATGACGGTATCCGTTCCATCTCACCTGACGTGTGTAAACTTTACGGTATTCAACTCCAAAAAGATACTGATGGTAATCCTGTACGGTATGCCTTTAAGTACCCTAGCAACGTAAAGTATCGTGGGTACGACGAAAAGAAGTTCTGGTCTAAGGACAAAGGTTCCTTGCTTGATCTGTTTGGTCCAGAGTTTAATGCAGGCACAAGTAAGCGTATCTACCTGACTGAGGGGGAGTTTGATGCAGCCTCTTTGTATGAAGTTCTTGGTCAGTCTTACCCCGTTAAGGGTATCCCCGGTGCAGGTATCGGTGAGAAGTTTATTAAGGCTAACCACGCATACCTAAACTCTTTCAGTGAGATCGTATACGCTGGGGAGTTAGATCAAGCAGGTAAGGGTGCTGCTGAGAAGCTCTTCGAGGTATTCCCAGAGAAGTTCTACTTTGTACCTATGACCAAACACAAGGACGCTAACGAGTTCCTTATGGCTGGTGATAGTGCAGACCTTAAGTGGGCAGCAGTTAAACCTCAGCGATACTCACCGGATAACTTCTTTTGTTCTGACCAAGACGTAGAGGATGCTATCCGTAAGGAGAACCCATACGAGTATGTACCCACAGGTCTTTCAGGTTGGGATGACAAACTACGGGGTCTGGTTAAAGGTGGCATTACTTTCATTAAAGCTAAGCGTGGACTAGGTAAGACAGAGCTTATTCGTTTCTTTGAGACAGCCATGCTTAAGGATGAGACATGTCGTATTGCTTTACTTCACGCAGAGGAGATGAAGTCTACAACCTATCGCGCTATGGCATCTTACGAGTTGGGTATTAACGTACGTACAAAGGATGATGCTAAGGCTAATGGTATCCCTGAGGATAAAGTTGTGGAGGCAGCTAAGAGGGCTACAAAGGGGGAGCGTACAATTATCTTTGAGATGCGTTCTCACGATGATCCTATGAAAATCCTTGAGTATATCCGACTAGCGGCCACTGTGTATGGTGCAGACTTTATCTTTATCGACCACATCCAACGACTTGCTTATCTCTCTCAGAGTGGTGTTGATGGTGCTACATCTATGCTCACTGCCCTAGGTTCACGTTCAGCCCAGCTTGCAAAAGAGTTGAACATTGGTGTCGTATTTATCAGTCAAACAAATGACGACGGGCGGACAAAATATGCATCAGCACTTGAGGAGGAGGCAATCATCTGTGTTAAGCTTGAACGTGATCTTGAGTCAGAGGATGAGGTAGAGCAAAACACTACAGAGTTCGTGATCGACAAGAACCGTCCATTCTCAAAGCTTGGCAGTGCTGGTACCGTCTACTACGATCCTGATACAACTCTATTGACGGAGTCTACCTAATGACTTAACATTAACTTTTTACAAGAGGAGATACAATGACAGCCTACATCTTTGACCTTGAGTCTGACGGTCTTCTCGACACTGTCACAAAGATACACTGTGTGTCTTATACTGAACCTAACGGCAAAGAGGTAAAGACTGCTACTACCAAAGAGGGCATAAAAGAGTTTCTTGATAAAGCCACAACACTCATAGGCCACAATATTATTCGCTATGATGTCGTAGTCCTTGAGAAGATACTTGGGGTTAAGATCAAGCACAAGCTCTATGACACATTACCAATGTCTTGGGTATTCAACCCCAGTAGAGCTAAGCATGGCCTTGATTCATTCTTTCCTGACTATGGTATTGAGAAACCTAAGATCACGGACTGGGAGAACCTTACCCTACCTGAGTATGTCAACCGCTGTGAAGAAGATGTTAAGATTAACCAAGCTTTGTGGTTAGACCTTACTAAACGTGCTAACTTTATCTACAAAGACAAGAAAGAGTTGGACAGGTTCTTACAGTATCTTACTTTCAAGATGAAGTGTGCAGCAAAACAAGAGGAGCTAAAATGGAAAATCGATAAAGACCTTGTCACAAAGTGTGTTGAGACCCTACGACAACAACAAGAAGAGAAGATCGAAGAGCTAACCAACGTCATGCCTTTACAAAAAGTTTACGCTAAGAGAGGTAAACCTAAGGTTATGGAGAAGAAGGATGGCTCTATGTCTGCTAACGCAGAGAAGTGGTTTGAGTTGTTAGAGTCAGAAGGGTTGCCAAAGGACCACAAAGGCCCTGTGAGTGTCCTTAAAGAGCTTAAGCAGGCTAACCCCAAGTCCTCTGATCAGGTTAAAGAGTGGTTGTTTAGTCTGGGTTGGGTTCCTTGTACCTTTGACTACAAAAAGAATGAGGATGGAACTGAGCGAACTGTACCTCAGGTACGTAAAGATGGGGAACTCACTAGATCAGTCAAGCTTCTTATCGATAAAGACCCTGCGGTAGAAGTTCTTGATGGTCTTACTGTTATTCAACACAGGTTGTCTATCTTTGAGGGTTTGCTTGATGCAGAGGTTGATGGCTATGTTAAGGCAGAGGTTGGGGGTCTTACAAACACCTTTAGGTTCAAACACAATAAGCCTTTGGTTAATCTCCCCGGTGTTGACAAGCCTTGGGGTAAAGAGATTAGAGGTTCCTTGATAGCCCCTGAGGGTTACGTATTGTGTGGCTCAGACATGGTCTCTCTTGAGTCAACAACTAAGCGTCACTTTATCTACCCCTATGACCCAGAGTATGTTGCAGAGATGTCACAAGAAGGTTTTGACGAGCACCTAGACCTAGCGGTTAAAGCGGGACATCTTAGCTCAGAGGACTACGACTTTTATACAAGATCAGATGAGGAGACAGTGAATGATGTAGCTAGGTTTAAGGGTATCAAGAAGGTACGTAAAAAGTTCAAGCCAGTAAATTACAGCGCAGTGTATGGTGTCAGGGAGCTTAAACTTTCTAGAACCACTGGCATGGGTAAAGCAGAGGCAAGAGATATGTTAGCTGCATACTGGAGACGCAACTGGGCGGTCAACAAGTTTGCTACTGATAGAGAGGCCGGGGTACGTACAATCGCAGGTCAGATGTGGATACAAAACCCAGTGAGTAAGTTCTGGCACCCGCTGAGGTTCAAGAAGGATATCTTTTCTACACTGAATCAAGGTACTGGTGTGTTCTGTTTTGACACTTGGATTGCCTTCTATTCTTCTCGTCGTCCGGATATCCTAGGGCAGTTTCATGACGAGACAATTAACCCCGTCAAGATCGGAAAGGAGGAAGATCATGAGGCTACACTTCGTTGGGCTATCGCCATGACAAACAAGAAACTCAAGCTTAACATTGACTTAGACATCGATGTACAATTTGGGTCTAACTATGCACAAATCCATTGACACATACAGTCAAAACGTGCGACAATTCAATTATGGTAAGGAGTAAGACATATGGGTTTCAATAAGAAGACTTGGGACAAAGACTATACTGGATCAAAAGGTCTACGGCAATTGTCCAGAGAAGATGCAGCACTAAAGGGGTACTCCTCTAAGAAAACTGTAAAGAAGACAAAAGAAAAGGAAAGCAAATAATGGCTACTCGTAAAGTAAAACTGACAGGTCTTGGGTATTGGGCTAAAGTGTTTGAGGATAACCGCGATCTGACAGGCTTTGAGGATGCACTTAAAGATGTTGGTGGGCAGACCACTATCGACATGGACCTTGATGGGGACATGATGGACAAGCTTCGTGCATCCAAGTCCATGAAGAAAGGTTCAGATAGTCTAGACAATGATGGCCTGACACGGGTTAAGTTTACTCGTAAGTGGGAAGAGAACTACGGGGGTGGTGCACCTAAGGTGGTTAAGTCAGATGGTTCTGTCTGGGACTTTGATGAAGACGGTCCTATCGGTAACGGTTCTGTGGTTGAAGTTATTTTGTCTGTGTACGATACCTCTCGTAAGTCTATCGTAGGTACACGACTTGATAAGGTTAAAGTGCTTGAGCACGTTAAGTACGAACCTGACGAAGACGACGAGGATGATCGACCTGCACCACCCAAACAAGATCGGCAACCAACATCGGCACCAAAGACAAAAGTTTTGCCTGTAGATGATCTTGAGGAGGACGAAATTCCTTTTTGATGTGAGGCACCAACAGTACCCCTGAGTGATCTTGGGGGTACTCCAACATAAAAAGGATGTGATATGAAGACTCTAGACCAACTAATACCAGACATCTACAAGGTTATCGAAGGTAACGGTGGGTGGGATGCGACAGTAACCAAGTTCTTATCTGAGGGTATCTCAGAGGTAGCAGAGCAACGGTTCACAGGTGAGCAGAAACCACGCAACTACCTTAGCCTATCATCTCTGGGTACACCATGTAAACGTAAGCTATGGTACAAGATTAACGAGACAGAAAAGTCTGAGAAACTGACAGCAGAGAGCTTAGGTACTTTCTTTTACGGAGATTTGCTTGAGGTTCTCGTTATTGCTCTTGCAAAGGCAGCAGGGCATAAAGTTGAGGGTGCTCAAGACAGAGTTGACGTGCATGGCATTAAGGGCCACATGGACTGCATCATCGACGGTGTGGTTGTGGATGTTAAGTCTGCTTCTAAGTACAGCTTTGAGAAGTTTAAGAAGCACGAGTTGAAAGAGAATGACCCTTTCGGTTATATCAGCCAGCTTAGTTCCTACCTTTACGCTTCAAAGAAAGATAAGAGGGTCATCAACAAACACGAGGCCTGCTTTCTTGTCGTCCAAAAAGATCGGTTCAAACTCTGTCTAGACCGCTACGATTTCACAGAAGAGCTTAAGAATAAAGGACAAGAGATTGAAGATATCAAAGCTATGGTTGCAGGTCCGATCCCAGTTGATAGGATTCCTCCTGTACCTCAATCTAAGACTTCACCTAATACTAAACTCGACATCCAGTGTCAATACTGTGAGTTTCGTAAACACTGCTATCCAGAGACCAGAACTTTTATATATTCTTCCGGACCTTTGCACCTTGTTGACGTGAAGAAAACCCCTAATGTACCGGAGGTAACATGACTTATCTTGCTACTTGGATGTACCTGTTGGGTATGTACCTTACTTACGAAGCGCCTTTAGATGCAGATGAAGCCTACCCAGAGTTAAGTTTCGCTGATTACCTAGCTCTGTTGTTCTGGCCCATCTCTCTACCAATCATCTTTATCTACGCTTTTTTGTTCTATGAGTAGGGCAAGGGCAGCTAAGCAGAAGGGTAGACTAGGGCAGCAGGAAATACGTGATGCTATCCTTGAGAAGTTCCCAGAGCTTGAACCTGATGATGTGAAGTCTACAACAATGGGTGACGGTGGGGAAGACATTCAACTTTCTCCAGCAGCACGTAAACTTCTACCAATCACCATTGAGGTTAAGCGTAGGAAGTCCGGGATGAAAACTGCTTACGATTATATTAACCAAGCTAAGGCCCACAAGAAGGGTGAGCCAGTTGTATTTTTTCGTGCAGATAGACAAGAGTGGATAACCATGATAAGCTTGGACCATTACTTAGACCTTATTAGGAGACCTAAATGAATTTTCTTAAGAAGCTTTTCAGAAAGAAACCTCCAGAGCTACCACCACTAAAACTCTGGGGTATCATAGAGGGACCATTTCACCGGGATGAAGTTGAAGGTGCATATGACGAAGAGTTAGAGTGGATGCTACTCATGAAGGTTTCAGTCGGAGATGAGGTAAAAGATTCAGAAGTCTGGTTTGAAACCTATGAAGAAGTCTACAAGATCAAGAAGTACTTTGATAAAAATATTGAGCCTATGGAGGTTAAGAGATGAAAGAGCAAGAACTAATCGATGAGATCATGGACTGGTTTGATTTCGGTAAAGTAGCTAAGGTTATGGAAACACTGGAGTGGAAGTGGGCTAATCTTGATATTGGTTTTTATATACCAGTTGAGTCTGAGATTAGAAATATTGCACGTAAAAATTTGACTAAAGCAGTTAAGTATGGAAAAGGTCAGGGTAGACGCTATGTGATATCTACAGGGGGATTTACTTACACGTACGACCCTCAAGACAGTGAGCTTACTTTAGATTTTAATGTTTGTAGCCACAGTGCATTCCCAAGACAGGATAACCTTTTTCAATGACACGCACAACAGTAGTATTTTCATGCGCTCACACATCACCTGAGGTAAATAATAAAAGGTTTGACTGGCTTGGTTCCTTTCTCTTTGACCTAAAACCTGACATGGTGATCGACCTTGGTGACGGTGCCGACATGAAGAGCCTCAATAGCTTTGACGAGCGATACCCTAAAGAGATTGTAAACAATAACTATGCTCGGGATATCAACCACTACAATGAGGCACAAGATCGTCTAAGACTTAAGTTCCGTAAGAACAAAAAGAAGAGACCTTACTGGGTTGGTATGGAAGGTAACCATGAAAATAGAATCAAAAAAGCTATTGCACATAACCCACGAATCGAGGGAAAAGAGTACGGGGTATCCTTCGGCCATCTTCAAACAGACCACTGGTTCGACGACTACCACGAGTACCACAATTCTGCCCCCGCCATCTCTGATTATGATGGTGTATCTTATGCTCATTACTTTGGTTCTGGTAACTACGGGACAGCTGTTTCTGGTGTTCACCATGCTTACTCCCTCCTCCAACTACGTAATCACAGCTCTACTTGTGGTCACAGCCATAAACGTGATGTTTACTTTAAAGACAGCGCACACCCTGTACCGATTATTGGCTTGGTCGCGGGCTGCTTCAAAGGCGGAGAAGAATCATGGGCGGGGCAGGCCAACCACGATTGGGCCCACGGGGTAGTTGTTAAACGTAACGTAAGTCAAGGACAGTATGATTTTGAGTGGGTTAGCATGAAAGCACTTGAGGACGCGTATGGAAACGGGTAGAAAGTGTAACAGGTGCCTTATAGAAAAGTCTTGGGACTCTTTTGCTGTTAACAGTTGTGGCCTAAACGGAAGAAAAAGCATTTGCAAAGTTTGCTCTAATAAAGCTGAGACAGAAAGAAATAAAAAAGGGAGGGAAGAAAACCCTGAAAAGTTCTACCTAGCAAGAAGGGAGAAGATGCTTAAATTTAACTACGGCCTTACATTCAAAGACTACGACGACATGTTAAAATCTCAAAATAGTTGCTGTGCTATATGTGAGACAGGTAGTAATAGGGTTGGTGATTACTTCTTTGTAGACCACTGTCACACCAATGGACACAACCGAGGTTTACTTTGTTATCACTGTAATACCCTTTTAGGTATGTGCTTTGATGACATTGAGATACTTAAAGCAGCTATTAAATATCTAGAAAAAGATAAGGATAAGAGTTAGAATGGATGAACCCAGAGAAATTACTTCCGCATATCTTAATGAGTTTATCGATCTTATAAAGTCTGGTTCAAGAGTTATATATGTGCAAGACAAGCAGTACCTAGCTGTTGAACACCCCACCAGAGGTTACCTTGTCTTAGAGATCAAAGATAAAGTTATTGACTCGGTTCCAAAATAACGTATAACTAGGGGTTTTCAAATGGAAGAATATGAAGTAAACTTAGTAATCAAGGTTGACCCAGAGTCTAACTTTTTCGAGTCAGATAAAGAGGTTAACGTACAGATTATGCTAGAGCTTATCAAGAATGTCCTTTACGATGTGGACGACATTAAGGTAAGTTATATTGAGGTTGAGAGGAGAGATTGATGACAGAACAACTAGACATGTGGGACTACTTCGAGCCTCAGACAAAGACTACTATGGACATGGTGAGAGAGTTCGCCAAAATTACAGGTCAAGAGCCTAACCCTAAGATGTCCTCTAAGCTAATTGTAGAGGAGTTCAATGAGTGGTTTGCAGAAGCTTTTGACCTGAGGCCTACTGGATATGCAAGTGAACTTAAAGAGCTTTCTGATCTGCTTTACGTAGTCTATGGCTATGCTAATGCAAAAGGTTGGAACCTAGACGAAGCTGTACGTAGGGTACACGAGAACAATGTAGGTCGGTGCATTCAACCTGATGGTAGTATCAAACGCAGAGAAGACGGTAAGATTGAGAAGAACAAAGACTACCCAAAGGTTCAGCTAGAGGATTTGGTATGAGTTGGGTGGATGTGTATACTGTAGAGGAGACTGGTGATAGTACCTACGGAATCTTTAATGAGACAACTATTACAGGCCATGTTGTGTTTGAACTACCAAGTTTTGATGCAGTTAACTTCTATAAAGATGTTATGAACGAAGTATACAACCAAGTGAAAAAAGATGTAGAAAGTGGCTACCTTAAAGTAAAGGAAAACAAATGAGCAATCAACTACCTACAGAATTTCAAGAATTTATTGCACTGTCGCGCTATGCACGATGGTTGCCAGAGGAAAAACGTCGGGAAACTTGGGGAGAGACTGTAAGTCGCTACATTAATAATGTTATCCCAGACGGTACAGACCACCCAACGACGCACAACATTGAACAGGCTATCCTTTCACTTGAGGTGATGCCTTCTATGCGCTCTATGATGACAGCAGGTCCAGCAGCGGAACGTGACAACACCTGTATGTACAACTGTAGCTACCTACCTGTCGATGACCCTAAATCCTTTGACGAAGCTATGTTTATCCTACTGTGTGGCACAGGTGTTGGCTTTAGTGTAGAGCGTCAATACATCTCTAAGCTTCCCGATGTTCCAGAGACTCTGTTCGACAGTGAAACAACCGTAGTAGTGAAGGACAGCAAAGAGGGTTGGGCTAAGGCTTACCGTCAGGTACTGTCCTTGCTGTGGGCTGGTGAAATTCCTAAGTGGGATGTCTCTAAGGTTCGTCCTGCAGGTGCTAAGCTTAAGACCTTTGGTGGTCGTGCATCAGGCCCAGCGCCTTTGATTGACCTGTTTAACTTTACCATTGCTAAGTTCAAAGGTGCGGCTGGACGTAAGCTCTCCTCTATCGAATGCCACGATATTATGTGTAAGATTGGTGAGGTTGTTGTCGTAGGCGGTGTTCGTCGTTCTGCTATGATTTCTCTGTCTAACTTGAGTGATGACCGTATGCGCCATGCTAAGAGCGGTCAGTGGTGGGAGACACAAGGTCAGCGAGGTCTTGCTAACAACAGTGTGTGTTATACAGAAAAGCCTGAGGTAGAGACATTCCTTCGTGAGTGGACAGCTCTGGTAGAAAGTAAGTCCGGGGAACGTGGGGTATTCAACCGTACAGCATCAAAGAAGCAAGCTGAGAAGTACGGACGACGAGACCCTAATTTTGAGTTTGGCACGAATCCCTGCAGTGAGATTATCCTCCGCCCGTATCAATTTTGCAATCTGTCGGAGGTGGTCGTACGCGCAACAGATACACTGAAAGACCTAGAACGTAAGGTCGAGTTGGCTACCATCTTAGGTACTGTCCAAAGCATGTATACAAATTTCCCCTACCTCCGCAAGATTTGGCAGAAGAATACAGAAGAAGAGCGGTTGCTTGGGGTGTCACTTACAGGCATCATGGATAACCCTTTGATGACATCAAAAAATAATGGACTGGAGAAAACACTTGAGCATCTTAGACAAATTGCTGTTTCTACTAACGTGGAGTGGGCTGAGCGCCTTGGCATCCCTGCTAGTGTTAGTATTACCTGTGTCAAACCTAGTGGTACTGTTTCTCAGCTTGTGGACAGTGCATCTGGTATTCATACTCGCCATTCTCCCTACTATATTCGAACTGTTCGTGGGGACAGCAAAGACCCACTGACACAGCTCATGATCGACCAAGGGGTCCCTAACGAACCTTGTATTATGAAGCCAGATCAAACCACCGTCTTTAGCTTCCCTATCAAGTCACCTGATGTGTGTGTCACACGGGACGATATGACAGCCGTAGAGCAGCTTGAGACATGGTTGATGTACCAACGTCACTGGTGTGAACATAAGCCCTCTGTGACCGTCTCTGTGAAGGATGAAGAGTGGTTTGAGGTGGGTGCCTTTGTGTACAAACATTTTGATGAGATGTCAGGTGTTAGCTTCTTGCCACATGATGGAGGTAGCTATCAGCAGGCACCCTACCAAGAAGTTGATAAAGAGGGGTACGAAGAACTACTGGGACGTATGCCTACCTCTATTGATTGGTCTAAGTTGTCTGAATATGAGGAGGAAGATAACACTTCTGGTATGCAGACGATGGCTTGCAGTTCTGGTATCTGTGAGATCGTTGACCTAACCTAACACCTAAGTATGCACCTAAGCATGTGCTAAAACTGCTTAATAATACAGGAGAGAGTAGAGTGAAAAACATTTGGGTAATCTCTGACACACACTTCGGGCACCAGAATATCCTAAACTTTAAGGATAAAGAAGGTAATCCTGTACGTAACTTCAACGACGTTCTTGAGATGAATGAGACTATGGTTGATCGTTGGAACAGAGTAGTAAAACCCGGAGACAAAGTCTATCATTTGGGGGACGTTTTCTTTGGTTCAAAAGAAGATTTTAAAAAACTGTGGCCTAGGCTTAATGGCTCTAAGAGGCTTGTCGTTGGAAACCATGATGACATTAAATTTCTATCCTCAGGTGGGTTCTTCAAAAAGGTTATGATGTGGAGAGTTTTTACTGAGTTTGGGCTTTTACTGACCCACACACCACAACACCCATCTGCTTTTACAAGTAACAGAAAAGGCTTAATCAACGTGCACGGACATATCCACCAGAACCCTTCACCAGAAGGTCCTTACAAATGTGTCTGTGTAGAGCAGACTGACTACACCCCAGTGAACATTGAAGACTTAGGAGCTTATCGTGGCACCAAGTAAAACAAAGCGTAACACAAACTACAAAGGAGCATCAGCTAAGCCTACATCAGGTATCGTACCTAAGACAGATAAACAGAAAGAACTTATTGATGCTATCAACCAAAGCAGTCAGGTTATAGTTCTTGGTTTTGCTGGCACAGGTAAGACGTATGTAACTGCTACAATGGCTGCTGATCTTTATACGACAAAGAAGATAGATAAGATTGTCATCACAAGGCCTATGGTCTCTGTAGGTAAAGACATTGGTATCCTCCCCGGTGATCTTGGTGAGAAGGTAGCTCCTTGGGCTTTACCAGTTCTTGATGTGTTAGAGAAACATTGGGGTAAGGGGATGCTTGAGACAGCCATTAAGAATGGTAACGTAGAGATGGCACCTCTGTCTATGATGCGTGGTCGTTCCTTTGAGAGTGCTTTTGTCATTGCTGATGAAGCTCAAAATATTACTCTTGCAGAACTAAAAATGCTCTTGACTCGTATCGGTGAAGGGTCTACAATCGTCCTTAATGGAGATGTTATGCAGTCTGACCTCAAGAGTGGGGATGGTCTGAGTAAAGTCTCTCACCTAGCAAAGAAACACCTACTACCTATCCCTATTATTGAATTTGGACTAGAGGACATTGTGAGGTCTGATATCTGTAAACAATGGGTTAAGGTATTCTACGAGGAGAAAGTATGACAGACAATGTTAATAGCCCACCTCACTACAACTCTACTGGTATTGAATGTATCGACTACATCCATCAAGTACTTGGCGATGAGGGCTTTGTAGCTTACTGCCGAGGGAATATGATTAAGTACAACCACAGAGCATTTCATAAAGGGAAGGCGATAGAAGATTTAAAGAAAGCAGAATGGTACAACAACAGAGCTAACCAAGTGTTGAGCAAATTGAATGAGTCTGTATGATGACATAGACCCTTTTATGGTGTGCATGAGCGCACTGGCACTTGGTTTAATCTCTGGACTTGACGAAGAGAGTTTCTGGATTGCTTGTAATATCGCAGATAATCCCGCCTCTTTTGACACAGCGATACTTGCAGCATGTAGACTTAAAGAGCTAGTGGAGGAGCACTAATGGCAACACAAAGAAAATCCAACAAAAAGATAACTCTCGAAGAGGAGGCAAAGACCTTCAAACAAAAAAGAAATCCCCCATCTAAACCAAAACCTATGACTTCTAGGGTGTATCTAACAGGGCAAGCTCTGTCAGGACTCCTAGCAAGAACACAAGGTCCGGTTCGGATGGAGGATATAAAAAGAGAGGCAGAAGCATGGGCTGACTTCATGCTTAAGGACTAACTTATGGGCTACCTTCGGGTGGCCCTTTTTATTTAATCTAGAGAGATAGGCCCCCTAAAGATATCGTCGTAGTTGTCTAGCAAGTATTGAATTTTCTGGAGTCTCTCATGTGCATCATCTTGCTCAAGGATAGTCTCCAAAGGTTCTTCACCAATAAACTCAATAATCTTAGACACTTCCCTACGATTTCTACCAGACAGTACACGGAACAACTCAAGTGATCTAGGTACAGCACCACCCTTCATCTGCTCCAGAACGTCTGCAGAAACCTTAGAGCCAATAAAAGATATCACATCTTCTTTCTCTTGTTGACCCAGCTCAAAGTATCCGGGATTAGCTCTAAGGTAGTTGTTAGCATACATCTCAAACAAAGGTGCAGCCATAGCATCCATTGTGTTCTTGACCTCTGGTGGCCCCGAGAAAGTTACAGCATTCCAACTAGACACACCAGCCGAGTTTAGCATCCTTTCATACAGTACAGGCTCACTGAGGCCCCTAACACCGAGTATCTGTTTACCAGCGTCTGTACCACTAAGTCTGCCTCTTGTAGCTGTAGCACGTACTGGAAGCTCCTCAGAGACCCCTGTCAAGTTGTCTATGTAACGCAAAGCACTATACAGGTTGCCCGGACCTTGCCGTAGATCGGGGTTCATATTACTGTCAGTAAAGAGGCCATACAGTTGGTCAACAGGTTCTAGTGGTCTTGTAACACCCTGAAAAACTCTAGCAGGAAAAGCAGAAAGAATCTCTCCCAACTCTCTTAAGTCGCCATTTGTAAGTGCAGAAGCAGCTGTTTGTACAGAGCGGGTGACATCGTCAACATCTCTAACAATCTGACCGCCAAGCTGTACACCCACCTGTGCCCAAACATCTCTAGGGATTCTATCCAAGAAACCTGTAATTTCTTCTGGGTCTGTCATAGTGACCAAGTCAGTCAAGGGACGACCATCAAGACCGTGAGCAATAGCTTGAGAGATAACCTGAATACCAGCATTAAAACCGTCGTACTGAGTGTCTTCAATACTACCATCATTTTTAACATTTTGGTTGTAGGTATAACCCTGATCTACTTTATCTTTAGCACCAAGAGTACTACCAACACCATGATAAGCCATAGCGATAGCACCCCAACCAACGACAGCCTTACCTATAGCTTCTGCACCTTCCTCTGTAACAAAGTCTAACTCTTGGCCTGCCATCTTCCTAGCAAGAAAACGTAGTGCATTGACACCAGTAAGGTCACCAACAACAGCAAGGTTAGTGTTCATAAAGTTACCAAAAGGTAGCATATAACCAGAGATAGGGTTGTTACTGATCCTAGAGACACCCTTAGCCAAACCCCTCATCACACTCTTACCGGGCAGAGTACTCCAGTTGATAGAGGCAGTCTCCTTCATAGTCCTAAAGAGGGCTTTATCTAGCACTGCAGTTTTAAACCTATCACTGGACATCTCTAAGGCAGCATCAGGTCTCTTAAAGAACTCGTTTGGAAGCACCCCATACTCTCTTATAAGAGCTTGATCTACGTTGTTACCAAAAGCCCACAACTTAGTGATCTCATCTTGAAGGATACCACCTGTCATTGTCTGAGCAGCTTTTGTGACACTGTCAGCGCCTTTGTACAGTTTATTAGCTTCATCTAAGTTGTACAGCTCTAGGGCATCTCTTGCCCCACCTTCACCTGCAATCTCCCTAAACAACTCAGCCTTTGTCTCTAGGTTTTCATCAAGTATTTTGATAGCGTAGTTGTACTCTAGGTCTGGTGAAAAGACAGAAGTTCCCCTACGAAGTGCACCAAGTGCAGAACCATAGGACCTGTTCATGAACTTCTCAGCCTGAGCAGCATCCCCCTTAAGGAATTTATAGTAGCTACCTTGGCTCAAGTTAATAGCAGCAACAGCAAAGTCAGCCGCAGTGTTGTAAACTGTAGAAAGACCAAAGCCCTTAATGTTTGTACCTGTAGTAGACAGAGAAGAGGTCAAGAGTCTCTTGTACAACGACAAGCCAAACTGTGCTCTTGCAGGGGCTGCAGCATCTTCTGCGGCTTCATTGGTTAGCTGACTTGCGGCGTCTTTTGCATTCTTAGACAGATTACTAAGTCTAGAGTTAATCCAGTTGGCCTGACCTGCAGTGGTCGCATTGTGGATAAAGTGAGCAGACAAACCTTCAGAGGTCTTAGTAACACCTAGATCAACCCCAGCACCTTTCTCAAAACTGGTAATAATCTTAGCAGCTTGTTCGTCCGACAAAAACTTAAGCGCTTGACCGAAAGAACCTGCAACACCAAACTCCTCTTTCATAGAAGGTGTGATACGAAAACCAGCATCTTTAAGAGTTTGGAAGTAACCAGTCTTTGCACCCTTATCAGCGCCAAACCAAAGGTGTCTGTAAAAAGCATTCTGAGCAAATAGGTTGTTACTCATTTCATCTGCAAATTCAAGACCAGATTTAGCCTTTTTCTTAGCATCAGCCCACGACAACCAGTTCTTAGACGTACCTACGACATCTCCAAACTGCTCGTCAACGTAGTCTACAATAAGATTACGCTTAACAAGTCTCTGGTTCTGTCTTAAAGCATCTGGACCACTCAATCGAATAACGTCCATATTAAGGTCAGTACCCTCAAAGTACTTACTAGTATTTCTAAGTGCTTTTACACCTGTCGCACCAACTTGTAGTGCAGGGATAACCATACCACCAACAGCGGCTAGAGCAGTCTGAGCACGACTATACTCTTCTTGCGCACCTGTCTCTATAAGCTGAGTCTGGTACAAAGCGTCAACACCCATAGAGATAACAGCATCAGGTGCAGCATAAGGGGCTACACGTACAGCAGCACCTACAGTAGCTCTTGCAGCAGTATTAGTTACACCCTTGTTAATAGCCTGAGTGTAACCTGCAATAAGTGTTGATCTAAGTGCAGTTGTAGCAGCTTTAGTACCACCAGCAGAGAGGGCTTTACCAATACCAAACGACAAAAGGGTGCTTGGGTCCCAGATAGCAGCTTTAGTGTAGTCTAGAAAGGCATCCCCAGCCTCAGCCCAAGAACCCTCACCAGTAAAGGCGTTATCCATAGAATCGAAGAGAAGATACCCAGCACCTAACTTAGCTTTTGTTGTGTCGTCAGCATTAAGGCCATACACAACTTCATTAGCAGATGTTACAGATTGACCCCCAGCAAAAGACCGTTGCCAGTTCTGCCAGATTTCAAAAACCTTCTCATTCTCCATGCTGCGATAATCACGACCAGAAAGACCCCCTACATTACCTCCAGCTATACCAGCAGCAGCACTACCCACACCACTTGCAAGCGTAGCAGGTTTATACCTTGACTCTAGACTTGAACGTACAATCTCCATAAGTCTTGGATCAGAGACAATATCTTCTTTAACCAAACTGTCTTGATAATCTTCTAAGATAGTGTAAAGATTGGGGTCACCAAACTCAGTGCCTGTTGTAGGTGGCGTAAAAGTATCAAGCTCTCGTATAGACACACTAGGGCTTCCAAGGTTTGGTTCTGCAAATACATCAAGCTCCCCCAAGGAAACTCTTGAGGGGGGTGCAAGTTCTGGGGCCTGAGGTTCAATACCTAAACCTTCAAACTGGTCTAGTTGGCTAAGAGAGACTGTCTGCCTTTGAAGTACTTCATCTTCTTCCAAAGCCTATTCTCCGCTGATTTGAATTTCATTAAAAGACTGTGTCTGAGGGTTGTACACCTGCCAAACATCACCCTCACTTACAAGACCTAGCTGTTTAAGTATCGCAAGTTCTTCCATAGAGTTAGCACGTTTAGGTGCTGCAGGTTTAATTTCCTCAAACACCGGACTTAGGATTGCACCCTCAAATCTTGGCTGAGACTCAAACATCCGTTGAAAAAACTCATTCCCATAAAGGTCTACAAGACCATAGGGGTTGCCACCCTCAGCAGATTTTTGAGCCTCAGAGATTTGAAGCTGACGACCTAGAACCCAATTTTTAGCAGCTTGAACCCTTGCAAGTCTTTCAGGGTCTCTGGTGTTTTCTTCTGCAGCCCTGATCTGGTTAAGTGCAGAGTTGAGGTTTCTACTTTCAATAGAAGCTCTTTGAGTTACATCATTTAAAGCACGTTCTTCAAGCTCGTTGATTTCCTTGATCTCAGGTGGCTGTACAAAAGTAGCAGGGGGGATGTAAGTACTTCCGGGAGTTATTTGATTACGTTGCAGCATTTCTCTTTGGAGTGGGTCAAGAGCTTCGCCTACGTACTCTTCGATCATTGTGAAATCAAAAGGCTCTTGGCGTGATGGTGTAATAACCATAGTGTCTACAATGCTTGCCACCTGACTTTGTGGAAACTCTAGACCTTGCTCTTGAAAGCTCGCTCTCTGAGAAGTTAGGGTATCAACCAGAGAACTAAGACCTTGAGTCCCAGCTACAGCTACCTCTTGAATAGCTTCATCACTTAACCCAAAGCTTGTTTTAAGTACTTGTGCGTAGTGTTCAATTGAGTCCTCTCCAGAGTCACCAGCAGCACCCCCACGAGGGCTACCACCATACTCCATCCCAAACTGGAAAGCTAATTCTCTACGACGTTCTAAAAGCTCTCGTTCATACTGATCCCGTTGAGCCTGACGGTTCGCTTCACTCTCTTCCCGACGGAAGGTAAAGTCTTCTTCTCGTTCTTCTTTACGAAGCCTTACAGCCTCTTCACGTTCAGTCTTAGCGTCTTTTCTAGCCTGTACATCTTGATATCCAGCAAGGATACCTCTCCACATACCTGTCTGAGCCATTATGCATTCCTCCGAGCCATAAGGCCTCTAGGT